CGCCAGGTAATGCCCATTTCCATTGTTGATTCATCAAGTATGCCCACATCTGTATCTGCTGCCCACGCAGCTTGCCCACTCCCACCAGATGACTGACAAAACTGTGTTGATACATATTCAAATCCTATAGTCTGCGTTGATGAAGGTGTTGGGTCTATCTCAAACTTTAATGCACCTGATGCTGCTTTTAATCTAAACTTTTCTGTTGTGCCTTGTGAAGCAGTACCATGATTAACTAGCTGATATTCAGAACTGCTTATTGGCCCTGTCATAATATCATTGTCTGATCTGTTGTATGATGTTTCTAATACCAATCTGTCAAAGTCAGTTGGCAATGCATAAGCTGCTGTGCCATTTGATGTTGAAAATGTATGCTCTTTCTTTAACACTGCCCAATCAGATACACGCATCAACTGCTTACCTTCTCTCTGTGCAAGTGCTAATAACTGCCTTGCTATTGGGTCTGTATTGTCAATAACTGTTACTGGTCTTTCAAAGCCTGTGAAATCAGCAACATTCTGACAGATTGATAGTAATGTCATTTTTTACTTGTCTTTCTTTTCTTGTGTTTTTTTGGTGCTGCTTTTGCTGTTGGCTTTGACATGAAGTTGTGCGATTTTTTGGAGTGAAACATAGACATCACCCATGCTTTGCAAGATTGCACTTTTTGCCTTATCCAACTGCTCGATTGTCTGAATACCTTTAAGTTCAAGTTCAATTTTCTTATCCTCTGAAATGCCTGGTAAATTATTAAGTAAAGTACCAGTGATTTTTTTGTTTTCATTCTTCTTAAATTCTGCCCACTCTTTTGGGAAGCGTTGTACATCTGTTGCTCTTACAGGTGTCTCTAAAATATCTTTTGTATCTGTTACTGGTATTCTGGCAAAATCTCTCATCTCACCATTAAACATTTTTTTAAAAAACTGGACTCTCATAGTTCCCCCATAAAGTTAAAAAGGGGCAAGTTGCCCTGCCCCTAGTTGATTTGCGTATGCTATAAAGGAAATGTACAAATAATTTCCTTGTCAGATATATCGCCTGCGATTGCACAGACATTATCTGTAACATCAGCACTGACATCTAATGTACCATCAGCAGAACCTGTTGGAGTTAATGGATCACCATCTGCCCCTGCGGTTAATGCAATGGTCAAAGTGGCAGGGCCAGAAATCTGAATCCAACCAAATTGTCCATCAGTCATTACAGCTTGTAGAACACCTGCTCCAATCTCAACTGAGTCAGAGAGATCACTCGTCACAACATTATTTTTGTACCCATCTAATGTGTAATAATATGAAACCTCACCTGCTACGGCTGCTGCTCCTGCTGAACCTGTGTCATACTGCACATACTTATAAAGCTTAGTTGGAGAACCAACCACCGCTCCATGCTGACCTAATAAAAACTCAGCGGTGTCTGATACTGCTGTTGGGTCAATACCTAATACTGGTGCGAAACTCATGCTTACCTCCTAAGTATGTAAAACGCCTTGTAAGCTTCTGTTTGAGCAGGTTAAATTACCTGACCAAAACATTGGCACTACAGTGGCATCTTGGTTAATTGATTCCTTAGCTTCACCAGGAACAAAGTCTCTTCCTGCGGCAGTTTCCAACCTCAAATAATTTGTATTGAGGAAGTACATTCTGCTTGCAGCACAGTTGCTGTCATAGACAACATCTGAGTTTAGATATTTGACCGCAGTAAAGCCAAGATCGGCTAATCTACTATCTGCAACTCTTTGCAGAGTCTGTAGAGTGGCAAGGAAAGTTGTGTAAGGTGTCGAACCTGCTACAACTAAGTCAGGTGCATCTGTGCCTCTAACAAGCTGAATATAAAGACTATTCATATCAGACTGAATGTTAGTTGTACTAAACGCACTACTGGTTGCTGTTGCCTGTTTGTTTTGCCAGAACGTGAAGGTAGAACTATTGATCCCTCCCACAGTCCCAGAGCCTGCATCAGCAACAACTAATTGTAAGCCACCAATTTCTTTAGAACTTGTTCCTGTTCCATCACTGAAAAGAGAACTTGCAAGAGAGTTTTCCATTGACCTTTCAAGGTTTCCTATTCTTGCTTCTAAAAGATTGATGATGGCTTGCTCGCCACTGTTCTTTATTTGCTCTAAGCCTGAAACTGTTACGTTTCCTGCTAGCTGTTTATATTCGAAAACGGCTGCACTTAAAACATCAGCAGGTGAAGTATCTAATACCTCATAGCCGTTGTAAAAAGCGACAGTTCCATTATCTGCATACTCCAACTCACGAACAATGTCTCGCCCTGTGATAAGTGTCATATTACCACGCTCTCTCATTCTATTAAGAAGAGGATTGTGATTAGAAACGTTATCAGCCAGGCTTCTTGACCTGTTACGCACATTTTTGTTCAACTGAAGTCGTTAGTTTCAGTCCGCTTATTAAGCTGCTATATGTTTCCATATAGATCAGACTATATCTTCATCTCATTACTGAGAGCCATGCACTTCCACTCACTTGAGTGTACTCCATATAGGATAGTCGTTGCACCTTACCATTTCTGGTCTTGGATCAGGATTACCATATCTTTCGACTTAGGCTTCCCCTGAGTTCACATGGTTTTAAATATATATCGCTATATATTGACCCTACGAGTTAAGGTCGTAGTAATAATTTCTGACAAATTTGGACTTGTCATAATTTACCCCTTTTGTAGTTGTTTCATTGAATATTTAATTGTTTCACCTAACGTCATACCACTGGGAACTGCTGAATTACTTGGAGTGCCACTACCTTTGACATTTACCCTTTGCTGCTTTTTAGCCTTCTGGACTGCTTCGGCTTTCACCTCTTGCTGAGTCTCTTTCTTGGCCTGTTCTTCTTTTTGTTTAGCCTGCTCTTCAAGAACTTTTGCTCTTGTTGTAGGGTTTGCAAAGACTGCCATATCATAAGCCTCTGCAATATCTTTCGCCTGTCCAGAGCCAACTAAAGCTGCCATCTGGTTCTGTACAGCTTCAAAATGTGGATGTTTTAAATTGCCATCTTCATCTTTTGCTGTCTGAAAGTTGTCAATCAGTGTCTGCACTTCCTGCTTCTGCATATTCTGTGCTTGTTGCTGTTGATTTTGTATTGTGCCTTGCAACTGGGCTATCTGCTGTTGCATTGCTTTCATCTGAGGATCAGCGTATTCATCTTCTATAGCTGTGTCATCATTGACTGCCTTTAAGTCAACGCCATAAGACTGTGCAAGCCATTTTATAGCCTGTTGTGGGTCTTCCCTCAAATACTTGTGTGCCGCCAGTAACTGTCTTGTTGCTGCGACTTCATCCATGCCTGCCCTTTGAAAGTCATCTCTAAAAGGGCCGTAAATCTCATCTAACGCTTCATTGCGTTTTTTATACTTTGATAATGCCTGTGTCTTTTTTGTATAGTCACCTTCCATCGCTTTGTAACGATCCATGACCTGGTGCTGTACGTTTGCATCCCACGAATTAAAAATCTCTTGTTCTTTTTTAGGCCAGTGCTTTGGTGCAGTCAGTGCTTCTAATACAGGTGTTTCTTTTTCTTCTACCTGCTCTTCAGTTGTTTCTTCTGTCTGCTCTGCTGTCTCTTCTTCTCTTTGCACCTCTTCCATTTTTTCAGCAGGTGGTTCTGGTAAGACATCTTCTCCCTTTACCGCTGCTTCCAATGTTTCTTTTAATGTTGGTGTCTTTGGCTCATCTGCTGTCTGAACTTCCTGTTCAGTGCTATCAATTACCTGTTGTTCCATCTTTTATTTGGCCTCCATCTGTTCCAAGTTCTACTAAGTTATGTTGTTTTAAAAATTCTCTGTGTTGCCGTCTGCCAGTAATCCAACCTCTATTGACCATGTTCTGATAAGGTTCAATGTCGCTGATTAACTGCAAGCGTTTTTGCATAATGGTTTTCTTCTCTACAAGTTCACCATCTTTCATTACAAAAGTTTTACGCATTAAAATCCATACCCCCCTCTAAATCCTTTGGCAGCTTCCTGTCTTGATCTCACTTGTTCTCTTGCTCTTTTCTGTGCTGCTCTATTCTTTTCAGCTTCATCTTTTCTATTGTCCTCTTTCTGTTTTGCAGCAGCAACTGCATTTGCAATAACTTCTTTGAGAGGAACAGATTTTGGCTTGGGTGCAGTTGCAGGTTTAGGTGCTACAGGTTTTGGTGGTTCTTTTGCTTTTACAGTACCGCCTTCTTTTGCTGTAACAGTGCCACCCTGTTTTGCAGTTACTGACCCTTCATCTTTTTGCACAGGCTGTAGTTCTGTAAACTCTTCTATTCCCTCTGCTACTGGTGCAGCAAAACTTTCTTGTTGCAGTTCGGTAAATTCTTCAGGTGATGTCTTTTCCTGTAAAGCTTCTGCAAGGTTCTTCTGAAAAACCTCATCTGGTTTAAATGACCCTGTTGCTGCACCTGCTATTGTTCCAAACAATCCCATAGCCTGTCCACCATACTTGCCGCCTGATGTTATGCTGTCAGCTAATGACATTGTACCTGGCTCACCAAATGGTGTACCATCTAACTCTTTTGCAAATACATACCAATCATTGCCTGTCCATTTTGCCTGTGGTTTTAAACCTCTTGCTCTCAAGGCATCGAACTCTCTCTGGTGCTGTGTATTCCATCCTTTTGGTGCGTTATCACTAACTGTTGTCCCCCCAAACAAACCATCAGTAAGAGATAAATCAGAGAGATCGTCAAAAGAAAGATTATCGCCCTCACGAACATCCATACCATTGAAAAAACTTTGCGTTCCACTATCTTGCACCTCCTCAAATGTAGGTTGGTTCAATTCAGGTGTATCTTCAATTATTTCTTCAGTTTCATCAGCAAGGTTTCTACTACTCAGTAAATCGACAAGTGTACCCTGAGCATACCCTCTGGGAGCATAAAGGTTTCCTTGCCCAGAGTACTTGTAATAAGGCAGCATTGGTGCTTGTGGAAAAAACTCAGTCATTATCCTGCCACCAACTTAGCCTTTTCAATTTCAAGTTTTTCCTGTTTCTGTCTTGCATCTGTTTCTGCTTTCTGTTGATCAAGTTCCAATCTTGCTACTTTGACCTGTGCATCTGCGGCTGCCTTTTGTGTGTCTGCCTGTACCTTTGCAGCTTCTACCTCAACAAGTTTATCTGTCGGTGACGGCCCTGCCTGTGGCGGCTGTAATGCTTCAAGTGTTTCTTCCAACTCTCTTGCACCAGAAAAACCTTTTGCTGCAAATAACAGCATCTGTTTTGCCTGTTCAAATCCTAATGCACCAGATGAAACCAATGGGCCAACTGATTGCAGAAACTGTACTGATGCTGTCAAAAACTCTGTTCTCTGTTTCTGATCAACTGCTGCATCTATAGCCTGTGATTCATCAGTATCTATTCTAACTCTGAAACATCTAAGCCTGTCATCTTTCATCACAGCAATCATTTCAGGTGTTACCTGTACAGAAGTAATTTTCTGCAAGACATCAGGCTCTAAGTTTTCTACAAGCATCTCACCTTTCATTTCCATGATCTGATCCATGAAACGCTCCAGTTCTCTCTGCCTGTTGACCAATCGCATAGAACCAAACTGCCCTTTTATTCGCTGTGCAGTCGCTGTTTCTCTACTTGCAGAAGTACCTCTCATAAGATCGGAGATACCGACAATCTCATATATCGTCTGTATAATGACCTGTCTTGATTGATACAGTTGCTGTAAAGCCTGGATGATACCTGCGAGTGGTGCTTCCTGCATCACATTCTGCAAACCACCGCCTGCCTGTAACATTGCCATATTGTCTACTGGTACAAACTGATTATCTGCGGCATCTGCCAATCTTTGCAGTTCAGAGAAAGATGCATCATATACACCTCTTCTTTTCAGTGCTTCTGTCAGTACACCAATTCTTGCTGTTATCAGATCAAGTTCTGCTACCTGATCTTCATAGATCATAAACTCTGGTACTGGTGTTGTTGTGGTTGTTGTACTCACAGCGTACATAGGCTCAGGACAGGGCCAAAAGTTTATCAGGTTATATGGATCATCATTCTCTTCAAGTATCTTGTCATGCCCCATAGCAACAAAGATTTGCTTTGAAGAACGCTTATCCCAGATTTCATATACCTCTGCTCTATCTGTCTCTGCGTTTGCATCTTCACTATAATCGTAATCAGGCCTGTAGGTTAGAGGTATATTCATGGCAGCTTCTTCACCATATCGGTCAATCAACTGCTGTTTAGTCATCAGAATACGAAATGCAATCCAGTTTACATCATCCCATACCCTGTTCGGTTCAATAGTAAAATCAGACCAATGCACATACTCACAATAGATAGACTGTTCACCAACAACCTCTTCTCTGTCACCTTCTACGAACAGACCTCTGGTATCCTGTTTTATCTGATCTGGTGTAAACTCCTCACCATCTCTGCTGATAAACCTAAATACACCTTCACCAATCGGTTGCTGTTCTATGTCAATACGTTTTGGCTCACCTTCGATAATGACAGGATCATAACGCATACGCACAACACCTCTGCCAGTAATAAGCATATCTTCAATGGCCCTACGCATTGTGCCGTCAAAGTTGTACATATCGAGCTGATACAGCAATGCACGTTCTATCAGTTCTGCAATGGCTCTACCAACAGGGTCACCATCTCTAAAACGCCTGGTGACTTTTGGTCTTGGAGTCTTAAAATACAGAGCAGATTTTAATGTATCAACATTGCTGTAAAAGATATTCATGGTATGAAAGGGTCTATCCTGCCTGTCCATTCCATCATCTCTGTATTTATCAACTAAAGCCTGTGACCTTTCACGCCACATTTCTTCAAAAGTGCGAGCCTCTCTTATCTTATCATTCCAGTAAGCTGCTCTCTCTTCTTCTTTTGTTGGCTCAGTATCGCCTGATCCATATGCCAATTACAGTCTCCATGTTTTATATGGTTTTGCGTTGTCAAGACCTGCCATCATTTCATCTATGGTTGGCGGTCTAAAAATATCTTCTTCCATTTCAGGTATCGGTCTTTGATAACTGCGGCTCATAGCTGAGTAACGCAACTCATCAACTGCATGATCTTCCTGTTTTGTATTAATATCCTCTGGTCTGTGCTGATCATGCTGCATCAGAGGTAATGTTCTTATAAGGTCTGTACAGGTTTCAAACAGATACAGCATCGGTGTATTATCTTCACCAATCAAACGCTGCCTTATCTGATCCCACCCTGCGACTCTTGAATTATCTGCCCTTCTGAAACGTACACCTAACTTTGCCATACGTTCTCCAATAGATGGGCCAGATTCCCATTTCCATATAGATGGGTCAGCTACAGAATAATCAATCCTTTCATAGCCTTCTCTGCTTTTTATCCCTTGAGCAACTTCTTCAGCAGTGAGTTTTAACCCTCTGTCTGGCCCTGCTGCACCATACCATTCCCTGTACTTAATCAATGCACCATCTGGGTAATCATCAGACTGCTGTGCAACAGTGTACCAACCAACACAGAATGGCTTTGTAGAACCCCAATCAAAGCTTCTAAAGCGTACCCA